AATTTGAATCACTAATGGGCGCAGAAGAAGGCGGCGATGAAGAAGATATGGGCGACGAAGAAATGCCAGAAATGGGTGACATGGGTGGTGAAGAAGAAATGCCAGCTATGGAAGTTCGCGATGATGAAGAAGATCCAGACATGGACGAACAGTTCATCCGTGAATACACAGAAAAAGTTACAGCTAAAATGGGCGACAACGGTGCTAACACTAAGTCCACAGTAGCTAAAGCAAATAATATGGGCGGTACATCCGGCAACCTAAACCAAAGTTTTGAAGACAAAGGTAAAGGTGGTACAGCTGGTGGATTAGCAAATCCAAGTACCAAAGAAGAGAACTTCGGTAATGTAAATGTACCGGGTGGTAAGGCAGGTGTTAAGCACCTAAAAAATGTTCCAGCAGGACACGGGGCAGAAAAGAAAGGCAGTAAACCTGATAGCGAAAAGAGCTTATTAGGTAGATAATAATGCATAAGATGAACTATCTTCGTGAAAACCTCAGTTTCGACCAAGCCCGTGTGGTAGTTGAATCTGAGGGCGAAAACGGTAAGAACCTATACATGAAGGGTATCTGCATACAAGGTGGCATACGCAATGCTAACCAACGCATATATCCTGTAGACGAGATTGAGCGAGCTGTCAAAACTTTGAACGATCAAATTGCAGGCGGATACTCGGTGTTAGGTGAGGTAGATCATCCAGACGACCTTAAAATTAACCTGGACCGCGTCAGCCACATGATTACTGAAATGTGGATGGACGGTCCTAATGGTTATGGAAAGTTTAAGATATTACCAACTCCAATGGGCCAACTAGTGAGAACTATGTTGGAATCCGGGGTTAAGTTGGGAGTGTCCAGTCGTGGCTCAGGTAATGTCTCCCCAGACGGAACTGGCAGAGTTAGCGATTTCGAGATTATCACAGTGGATGTGGTAGCTCAACCCAGTGCACCAGGTGCATATCCTACACCAATCTATGAACATATCATGAATACTCGTGGTGGTTTTAGAGCCTTGCGTATAGCGCAAGAGGTTAAAGAAGATCCTGCGGCACAGCGTTATCTAAAAGAGAGCTTATTAGGAATAATAAGCAAGCTCCAATAAAAGGAGAATCACATGTTGGATGTTCTAAAAACGTTATTTGAAAACAATGTGATTTCTGAGGATATTAAAGCTCAGATTGAGGAAGCATGGCAATCTCGTATCAACGAGAACCGTGAACAGGTCTCAGCAGAGCTAAGAGAAGAGTTCAGCAAACGCTATGAACACGACAGAACAGTAATGGTTGAAGCCATTGATCGTATGGTCACTGATCAACTAACACCTGAGATTGCCGAGTTTGTAGAAGACCGCGCTCAACTAGCAGAAGCAAAAGCCAGATATGCAGTTAAGATGAAGCAAGATGGACAGTTAATGAAGGAATTCGTTACACGTCAACTAGCTTCTGAAGTAAAAGAATTGCATGAAGACCAAAAAGTCATGGCAAATAAATTCTTCAAACTAGAAGAGTTCGTAGTTGAAGCTCTAGCCAATGAAATTGCAGAGTTTTATAAAGACAAGAGGGACTTGGCTGAAACCAAAGTTCGTCTAATCAAAGAAGGTAGAGAACAACTTGCTAAATTAAAATCCGACTTTGTGGCACGTGCCGCAACAATGGTTGAAGCAGTAGTTGAGGACAGTTTAAAAACTGAACTAGGACAACTACGTGAAGACATTGATGCTGCTCGTCGAGCAGATTTTGGACGTAGAATTTTCGAAGCATTCAGCAACGAATTCCAAGCAAGTTATTTGAATGAAAAATCTGAAACCAGCAAATTGCTCAAGGTCATAGACAAGAAAGACTTCGAAATTGCAGAAGCCCAAGGCGTTGCAGTTAAGGCACAAAAAGTCATTGAAAGCAAAGAAGCTGAGATCCACTCTTTAAAAGAGGGTATGGAAAGACAGAAAACCATGACAGAATTATTGGCTCCGCTAGCGGCAGACCAAAAAGAGATCATGAGCGAGTTATTAGAAAGCGTGTCAACACAACGTCTAATAGAAAGTTTTAATAAGTATTTGCCAGCAGTAATTGAGGGCAATGCACCGCAGAAGAAACAGGCACTTGTAGAGGCAAAAGAAATTACCGGTAATAAAAATACCAACGCAAACCGTAGCGCCGAGCAGGACAACAATATTGTTGACATTCGTCGCTTGGCCGGACTAAAAAATTAAGGAGATTTTAAATGTCTGAACTACTAACAAGCCGTTGGGCAGAGACTAAAGAGGCCCTATTAGAAGGCCTACAAGGAACAAAGAAATCAGTAATGGGCGTAACTCTCGAGAATACACGCAAGTATCTCGCTGAAAGTGCTACAACTGGTGCTACTTCTGCCGGCAACGTCGCAACACTAAATCGCGTGATCCTTCCAGTGATCCGTCGCGTTATGCCAACCGTTATTGCTAACGAGTTAGTTGGTGTACAACCAATGACTGGACCAGTTGGTCAGATCCATACTCTACGTGTTCGCTACAGCGACACAGCAGGTAGTGGTGCTTCTGGCGCAGTAGCTGGTGAAGAGGCTCTAAGCCCATTCAAGATTGCAGAAGCATATTCTGGTAACACATCAACTGCTAAAGCCGCTGCTACAGCCGCTCTAGAAGGTGCTGCTGGTAACAGACTAAGCATTCAAATCTTGAAACAAACAGTTGAAGCTAAGACACGTAAATTGTCAGCTCGCTGGACATTTGAAGCTGCTCAAGATGCACAAGCCCAACAAGGTATTGACATCGAAGCAGAAATCATGGCTGCTCTTGCACAAGAGATCACAGCTGAGATTGATCAAGAGATCCTAGCATCTCTAAGCACACTTGCAGGTTCTGCATTACAGACCTACGACCAAGCTTCTGTAAGCGGTACAGCTACATTCGTTGGTGATGAACACGCCGCATTGGCAGTTCAAATCAACCGTGTTGCTAACATCATCGCTCAAAGAACACGTCGTGGTGCTGGTAACTGGGCAGTTGTAAGTCCATTTGCATTAACAATTCTTCAGTCTGCAACTACAAGCGCATTTGCTCGTACAACAGAAGGTACTTTCGAAGCTCCAACAAATACTAAGTTTGTTGGTACATTGAACGGTGCTATGAAGGTGTATGTAAACAGCTACGCTTCAGATAGCTCAGATGTGTTGATTGGTTACAAAGGCACAAGCGAAAGCGATGCCGCAGCATTCTACTGCCCATACATTCCATTGATGAGCAGCGGTGTTGTATTGGATCCATCAACTTTTGAACCAGTCGTATCATTCATGACACGTTATGGTTATGTTGAGTTGAACAACACAGCAAGTTCTCTTGGTAACGCGGCTGATTACTTAGGTAAAGTTGCTATTACTAGCGGAAACGTTAAGTTTAGTTAATCTAATCTTAAGAGATATAGTAAAAACAAAAAGCACTCTTCGGAGTGCTTTTTTGTTGAGTGATAAATACTTTGTCTAATATAAGAACCGTAAATTCGGACTTATGCAGTTACCCACTGCGTAGACCTAAAACGTCAAATTAAGGAGAAAACAAATGGGACGTCCATTAAGAAAAGATGTAAATGGTGTAGATGTTATCGGCACATTTGCAAGTAATACAGGTATTCGCGTTGAATTTTATGATTCTGCACTAAGAACAGATGGTGTAATTATCAAACAACGCGGTGCAAAAACTTTTGTTGTTTCAAGAGTTGGTGATATTGGTACTGCATCTTCTTACAGCACAGCCATTTTAAAGAATGGTGCACCAAGTGCAGCCAATGAAATGCGTATGTTTGGTTATGTAACATCAAACAGCGGTTCAGCAGTTAACATTGCTAAAATTACCAAACGTGTGGCCACAGACTTCAGTGGTAACCGTTATACTTGGTACTTAGAAAACGATAGTTCTAACGATTACATTGTTCTAACAGCGATTTAATATGTCAAAAGTAGTCAGAGTTCAAGACGGTGACTATAAAGTAGTCACCCAACTAAACGGTACAATAACCTTAGACACTGGTAACCAGATCGGACAAGTTATTGTCACAGGTGATTTGTTGGTGCAGGGTAACACTACCACTGTAGAATCTGAAACTATGACTGTTAAAGATAATATTATCTATTTGAACTATGGAGAAACTGGTGCTGGTGTAAGTTTAGGAACTGCCGGCATCAGTATCGAGCGAGGATCGGCAGCAGACGTTAGTTTGTTTTTTGATGAAACAACAGATACTTTTAGATTTATTGATGCATTGGGGAATTTAGTCCCATTGCAATCAAATTATATCACTAGTGGTAATGGGGATCTAAGGTTATTTACTGGTGTTGGTACTGGAGTAATTAGTGTCACAGGTACAGTAAATTACGAAAACAATGTCACTGATGATGACGATATCCCAAACAAAAAATTTGTTACA